GGCGGGGCCCTGGCCTTGGGGGAAGCTCTTACAGCACAATCAACCCCCGCCATATACACACCCGCCCCATCTTTTTGCCACGCAAAACCAAAAAACCTGTAAACTTCAACATACACACGTGCCTTGGAGGACCGTATGGCCGTAGAAATGAAGCGTTGGAACCTGTTTTTGCCCCCCGATTTGCTTGAACAGATCAAGGTTTTGGCCAAGCAAAAGGACGTTGCAGCCGCAGATGTGGTGCGCGTAGCCTGCGAGAAGTACTTGGCGGCCGTAAAAAAGGCTTCCACGGAGGCCCAAAATGGCGCTTGAAGACGTGGAAATCCCCGTTGAGAGCCTAGATTACGTCCCTAAAACGGCGTCTTTTCCCAGAATCAGCGACGAAATGGTCGCAAGTTTGGCGCTTGGGCTTGAAGATGACCTGATTGTGGCTGCTCGCCACGGGCTAAGCGTGGTTGAGTTCCAGGATTTGCAGTCGCAGCCGTGGTTTCAGCTCCAAATTCAGGTCAAACGCTCTGAGTTTGAGAAAAATGGAGTCACTTTCAAGGCAAAAGCTGCTTGGATGGCAGGTGAGTTGCTCGATCAGGTGTATTTGCAGGTTGCAGACGCGCAAGCCCCCTTAGGGCAGAAGCACGAAGTACTTAAAACGCTAATCAAGGCTGCGGGACTTGAGCCCAAAGAGGAGAAAAACGCGTCTTCGCTGCCAACATTTCAGATCAGCATTGATTTGGGCGATCAGAGTGTGAATTTGTCTGCCGCGCAGCAGCGCGTTCAGGATATTAGCGACGCTCTTGTCGTGGAAAATTCAGTCAAGCAACTCACATGACCAGCTTCAAACCCTCAGCGACTCAGAAATCTTTCATGCTCGACAGCCAATACGTTCGCGTCTTGGCGGGCCCTGTTGGTGGTGGCAAATCTGTGACGTGCGTGCACGAGTTGGTTAGGCTTGCATGCGGTCAAGCGCCCAACAAGAGCAATGTGCGAAAAACTCGCGCTGTCATCGTCAGAAATACGGCTGATCAGCTGGCTCTGACCACAAGAAAAACAGTCTTTGATTGGCTCCCACCTGGGGAAGCTGGGGTATGGAAGGCAGTTGAGAAGACTTTCATTCTCAAAGCAGCGCTGCCCGATGGGACTGTGGTGGAGTCTGAGTGGCTGTTCATCGCGCTTGATACGCCGGATGATGTGCGAAAAGCTCTGTCGCTTGAGACTACGTTTTTGTGGGGCAACGAGGCTCGCGAGTTGCACCAAGACGTTGTGGACGGACTTCTTGGGCGGCTTAACCGCTACCCGTCGATGAAAGACGGCGGGCCCACACGATCGTGCGCGTTGTTTGATACAAACATGCCCGATGAAGATACGTGGTGGCACGACAAGATGGAGAACTCTCCAAGTAACTGGTCTACGTTTAAGCAGCCAGCTGCCATCATCAAGCCAGCGCTGTACCTTGAGCGCTTCGGCGAGGAGCCCGAGTCGGTGTTGCTGGATAAAGACGGCAACGAATGGTGTGTTAACCCGCAGTGCGATAACTACGCCAACCTGCCCCAGCAGTACTATCCCAACCTGATCCCAGGGAAAACCGACGATTGGCTACGTGTGTATCTTCGATCGGAGTACGGGAGAAGTTTGAGCGGAACTCCGGTGTACGAGAAGACTTTTGTGCCTGATTTTCATGTTGCTGAAAGCCCGCTGACCCCCATCCGAGGGGATAACTACCCAGTCATCATTGGCATCGACTTCGGGCGCACTCCAGCAGCCGTGTTCAAGCAGCGTGACCCCCGTGGCCGCGTAGTTACCCTGGGGGAGCTGACGTCTGACAACATGGGTATAGAGACGTTCATCAACGTAAAACTTAACCCGTACTTGGCCAATCACTTCAGCGGCTGTACATTTGTGTGCGCCCCAGACCCGGCTGGGTTTGCCAAACAGCAGCTCAACGAGTTGAGTTTGGTCGATGTACTCAAGCGCTCGGGGTTTAAGTGCGTCAGGCCCCCGACGAACAACCCGGAGCTGCGTATACAGGCCGTAGAGCGGCTGCTCAACCAGCAAATTGAGGGCAAGGCCATGTACTTGGTGGACCCGTCGTGCACCCAGCTCATCAAGGGGTTTAGGTACGGATACCGGTACAAAATCAAGAAAAACGGGGAGATGGAAGACCGGCCGGACAAAAACGAGTTTAGCCACGTACATGACGCCAACCAGTACGCTGACGCCGTAATGGACATGAATGTACGGGGGGTGCAGATAAATACGGGGCGGCGGGAAATAAAACGCGCTTCTTACGCATATACTTGACCAGCGGTGCCCCGCAGGTACAATTTCGCCATTTGTTTGGGGAGCCTCCATGGCTACTGGTCTCGCACTTATTCCGGTTGCTCGGGCTTCTGACCTGGAAGCCGAGGCTAAAGCTCGCAGCGATGCGATGCAGAATCAGCCCGTCATCCAGGGACTTGCCGCACATGTGCGCAAGCGTTGGGATAGCGCTCGCACAGCCAAACGGACCCTTGAGGAACGCATGCTGCAATGCTTGCGCCAGCGCAACGGGGAGTACGACCCCGAGAAAGCGCAAGAAATCAAGGATCAAGGCGGCTCAGACATCTTCATAAACCTTACGTCGGTCAAGTGCCGTGCGGCAACCAGTTGGTTGCGGGACACGTTGTTGGGGTCCGGTTCAGATAGACCCTGGACTATCGAGGCCACACCAATACCCGACTTGCCGCCAGAAATCTTGGCGGGGCTGCAACAGCAACTGGCGCAGCAGCTCATGACCCACATTGAGCAAGGTGGTGCACCCCCCGCACCTGAAGAACTCAAGCACATCGCATCGTTGATGAAAGACGAGGCGATGCGCAAACTGCGAGAAGAAGCCAACGAGCGCGTTGATCGCATGTCGCTGAAGATGGAAGACCAGCTTGCAGAAGGCGGTTGGTACGAAGCGTTCAACGAGTTCTTGGATGACATTGTCACGTTCCCATACGCCGTACTCAAAGGGCCCATCAAGCGCAAGCGCAAAACTTTGACGTGGCAAAACGGTCGCCTTGTGCCAACTGAAGTTGTGCGCAACGAGTGGGAGCGTGTAGATCCGTTCAATCTGTACTGGGCTGCATGGTCGTGGACCTTAGGTGATGGATTCATCATCGAGCGGCACCGACTCACTGCTGAGGATTTACAAGCGCTCATCGGTGTGCCAGGGTACAACGACGACGCCATTCGCACGGTGCTCAATGAGTTTGAAGGCACGGGGCTCAAGCAGTGGCTGTGGACTGACTCCTCGAAGGCTCAGGCCGAAGGCAAGTACGTGACGGAGTCTGTACTTAGCGGTGACTTGGTTGATGCACTGCAGTTGTGGGACTCTGTCAAAGGCAGTCTGTTGCTTGAGTGGGGTCTTACTTCCGCCGAGATTCCTGATCCGGCGATGACGTATCCTTGCGAGGTGTGGCTCATCGGCACTACGGTCATTCGTGCGGTACTCAACTACGACCCACTTGGCCGCAAGCCTTACTACCTCACAAGTTACGAAAACACTCCTGGAGCTGTTGACGGCAAGGGCGTGACTGACTTGTGCCGTGACTCGCAAGCCATGGTCAACGCCGCAGCACGGTCTTTGGCGAACAACATGGGCATCAGTTCTGGCCCGCAAGTTGGCGTTAACGTGTCGCGTCTGCCCCCAGGAGAGGACATCACAGATCTGCACCCATGGAAGATTTGGCAGTTCCAGAGCAGCGAGTTCAATGACGGCAGTCAGCCGTTGCAGTTTTTTAGTCCTCAGAGCAACGCAGCTGAACTCATGGCCGTGTTTGAGAAATTCTCAGCACGCGCCGACGAGGATACGATGTTGCCTCGCTACATGTCTGGTGAGAATACTCCAGGTGCAAGCCGCACGTCGTCGGGCTTGTCGATGCTCATCAGCAACGCGGGCAAAGGTATCAAGCAGGTTATCAGCAACATTGATCAAAATGTGATCGTGCCCGCCATCGAGCGCCTGTATCAGGACAACTTGCGCTACAGCAAGGACCCGGACTTGATTGGTGATGTCAACATCGTGGCCAAAGGCGCTGTGAGCCTTGTGATCAAAGAAGCTGAAGCCATACGTCGAAATGAGTTTTTGCAGCTTGTGCTCAACAGCCCCGTGGCCCAGCAGATCGTTGGCATGAATGGCGCGGCAGAGTTGTTGCGCGACCAAGCACGTAATCTCACAGGTAACGTCGATCGGATCGTGCCGGATCGCCAGCAAGTCAACACCATCGAGCAGCAACAAGCCATGATTGGGCAGTTGCAACAACAGCTCGCGATGATTGCAGGGGCTATGCAGCAGGGCGCGGCCCCCAGCCAGCAGCCTGAAATGCAATCCAAGAATATGCTCCCCGACGGCTCGCAAGTAGGCGGGCGCGAGAGTAATTTTGTATCACCACGACCCAACGGAGTCTGACATGAAGGGCATTAGCGCAACCCCTACCTTTGAAGGCTTCGTCGGCATGACGCAGCATGTGCTTACTAACGCACGCCAGCAACACTGGAAGACCAAGGTTGACGCGGTGCACCGCGCGCTCGGCGAGTTTTACGACGCGGCCTCTGATAGTCTTGACACGCTTGTGGAAGCGTACCAGGGTCGTGAAGGCATCATTGACGTGCCCGAGGTACCGTTCCGTAAAGAGAGCGATCCGATCATGATGATCCGCACTCTGCGTCGCTACATCGACGAGAACCGTGATATGTTGTGTCACTACCGCGAGATCCAGAATCTGCTGGATGAGTTTCTTGCGAAGATCGACAAAACGCTGTATCGTTTAGAGAATTTGTCTTGACTGGTAAAAATACCAGTGGTATAAACCCAACGTGAAAATTTTTATAGGCCAAAAGCCAGATCGGCAGCAGATACAAGCGCTCATGCGCTGTAAGCTGCCTGAAAACGAGATGCTGCTGAAGCTCTTCGCGTTAGCGTTAGAAGAGACCAAATCAGCGCTGATACGTGCAGATGACCCTGTTCGTATTCATCGTTTACAAGGTCGCGCTGAAGCCTTATCAGATTTTCTCGAAGCGGTTGAGAAATCGCCCGAGATTCTGGAGCTGGTTAAATAACCAGTATTTTTTACCCGTAGCAAACCATTATGCGGACGGCATACCAGTGGAGCCAAAAGCAGAGTTGGAGCTTAAAGGAGAAACGAAGTGGCATTGCCCCGTCAAGTTGAAGCCCAGTTGAAGGAACTGGAAGCAATCGAGCAGCAGCTAGCGCAAGCGCAGAATCAACCAAAGGACAAACCGGCCGACGTGCCGGAAAACCCTGAGGAACCTGTACCGGCACCAGCAGAGCCTACCGAATCTAACCAGCCTGCACCTGATCCAAAACCTGAGGCAAAGCCTGAAAAACCAACTGAGCCGCAAGTTGCAGAAGAGACATGGCAGCAGAAGTACCGCACCCTTAAGGGGATGTACGACGCTGAAGTGCCTCGGTTGCATGCTCAGGTTAAGGAGCTGACAAGCCGCGTGGAGCAACTCCAGCGGTCTATGGAAGCCCCCAAGCCTGCGCCCGCCGCCCCTGAGCCTGTTACGAAGTTGGTAACTGACGCCGACGTTGAAGCGTTTGGTTCGGACCTAATTGAGGTTCAACGCAAAGTAGCTCGCGAGGTGGCAGCAGAATTCCGCAAGGAACTTGATGATCTCAAGGGCGAGAACGCCAAACTGCGCGAGCAGTTGACGGATACTGGCACTAAGGTCAGCGAGGCATCCTTTGAGCAGCGCCTGCACCGTTTGGTGCCGGACTTCGATAAAGTCAACGCCGACCCCAAGTGGATCGAGTGGCTGAACGAAGTTGACCCACTGCTTAGAGGTCCAAGGAAGGCTGTTGCACAGCACGCGTTCAATACTGGCGATGCCGAAGGTGTTGCACACTACATTCAGTTGTTCAAGGAAACCCTTGCACCTGTGGAGCAACCGGTGGACCGTAGCGCAGAACTCGCTCGTCAGATTCAGCCTCCTCGCAGCGCCGCGAGTACTTCCCAGCCGTCCCCTAAAGGGCGGACCTACACAACCGCAGACATCGACAAGATGTTCCGCCAAGTGGCAGATCTGGGAAACAAAGGGCGTTTAGAGGAAGCACGGAAACTTGAAGCTGAAATCGACGCTGCTTACACGGAAGGACGCGTTTCTGCGTAATTCTTGAGGCAGCCTAGACCCCAACCTGTTTTTATCATAGGAGGCCACCATGGCTGCTGTTTTTCCCGTTCAGTCCCCGTTTAATACGGCTACCTCGTACTCTGGCGCTTTTATTCCGACCCTGTGGTCGGGTAAGTTGCTGGCAAAGTTCTACCAAAACACCATCATGTCGGAAGTCTGCAACACCGACTACGAAGGTGAGTTGAAGAACCAGGGTGATACGATCCGTATCCGCTTGGCTCCTTCGATCAGCATCTCTGACTACACCGTTGGTCAGACGCTGAGCTATGAAGTGCCCACCCCTATCTTCCAGGACATGCAAGTCACCAAGGGTAAGTATTTCGGCGTGCAAGTCAGCGACGTGCTGGCTTACCAGTCGGACATCGCCCTGATGAACATGTTCACGGAAGATGCTGCCAAGCAACTGAAGATCGCCATCGAAAACGAGGTGTTTTTTAACAACATCGTGACCGAAGGCCCCGCCAACGCCAACAAGGGCGCTACTGCCGGTGCTATCTCCGCTGCCTACAACCTGGGCACGGATACGGCTCCCATCGATCAAGCCACCCCCGAGAACGTGTTGAAGGCCATCCTTCGCATGTCAACGGTCCTTGACGAGCAAAACGTGCCCGAAGACGGCCGTTGGTTGGTCATTTCCCCGTACGATCGCCATCTGTTGATGCAGTCTAGCTTGGCTCAGGCCTACTTCACGGGCGACCAGTCCAGCACCATCCGTACCGGCAAGATCGGCATGTTGGACCGTTTCACGGTCTATGTGTCGAACCTGCTGCCTCGCGGTGAGGCTGGTAAAGCCCTGGTCGCTGGTCTGTCGGCCACGTCTAGCGGCGGTGCTGTGACCAACGCTAAGGCTCGCCGTGCAATGGTTGCCGGCACCAAGGCGGCTATGTCGTTTGCCATGACGGTGAACAAGACTGAGCCCCTGCGTAACCAGACTGACTTCGGCGACATCGTCCGTGGTCTGGCTGTGTACGGCCGCAAGGTTGTTAAGCCCGAAGCTCTGGTGCTTGCCCAAGTTGGCTCGGCTACCTGATAATCGGTACTCCCAAGGGGCCCTTCGGGGCCCCTTTTTCATAGGAGCAAAAGATGGACGTACTTGAGCTTTTGGAGCGTCTGGATGGCGATATCTTGGCCAACAAGGCCCGTGTCGTTGTCGATGGCCAGATTATTGATGTCGGCTATTTTGATGGTCCCAACTTGGTTTTCACTGAAGCCGGCAAGGCTCTTGCCGACGAACAGTCGAACATTCCGAGCAAACCCCCTCGCAAAGCGCGCGCCGCCGCTGTAGAATCTGCAGAACCTGCGCCTGAAGCTGCGCCGGAACAGTGAGGTAGACCATGGCCACCGTCAAAGTCGTCGAACTTATCAGCAAAGCCAAAACGCTTTTGCAAGATACTACGTCTGTACGGTGGCCCCTCACCGAACTACAAACGTGGCTAAACGACAGCTACCGCGAGATCACCATCATTCGTCCTGATGCCAATACGCAGACGGGCGAGTTTGTGTGCGTCGCCGGAGCACGTCAAGATTTAATGACCACGTTTCCAAGTGCTCTGCGCCTTGTTGACGTGGTTCGCAATACCGCTGTGACATCTACCAAGGGTGCTGTGCGGTTGATTAACCGCCGCATGTTGGATGATCAGCGTCGTACGTGGTACGCAGAAACACCTTCTGTGTCGATTGACCACTACATGTTTGATCCAAGGATTCCTAAAGAGTTCTTGGTGTACCCGCCGGCTACAGTTGATAGCCGACTTGAAGTTGTGTACTCATCGGTTCCAACTTCTCACGCGCTTACAGAAGTTCAACTCGGCAACTCCGCTACAACTGAAACAATACGCATCGACGATAGTTTTGCTAACGTGATGCTGGACTACATGTTGTACCGCGCCTACAGCAAGGACGCTGAGTACGCTAATAACGCGGCTCGTGCTGTTGCTCACTATCAGGCGGTGCAAGCTGCGCTGAGCACCAAGGGTCAAGTTGAGGCTGCAATGCAGCCGGGAGCTGCGTAAATGGCCAAGACTTGGGATTCGTTTATTCCCCTTATGGCGCCTCACTTGCCTGGGTGTCCGATCCCGAGCATGAAAGCCTATTTGGCGTCCACCACTGCTGATTTTTTTGCAAGAACGTATCTGTGGCGGGATGTCATTGACGCAATTTACGTTGCGCCAAATCAAATTGAGTACGACTTAGACTCCGAGGCTCTTGTTGAGGACGTTTTGTCGGTGTGGTACGAAACGCGAGAGTTGGAGCGTACGCAGATCCAGTACATTCCGTCTGAACAGCGGGACAAAACCGGAGACCCGGAACGCTACTGGGTTCAGGCCGATAGATCGATCCGCATTCATCCAACGCCGACACAACGCACTAAACTGAGTGTCATTGCTGTATTGAAGCCAAGTCGTGACGGCACGGGCGTGGAAGACTGGATTTACGAGACTTGGTTGGATGTACTTGTAAGTGGAGCCGTAGCACAACTTGCAGATCTTCCAGACAAGGAATGGTCTGACAGTAACGTAGCTCGTAGCCACAAAGAAATTTACGAGCGGGGAATTACCCGAGCTCGCATCCGAGACAACCGGGGTGTTCGTCTTACCATGACGATGCGCCCTGCAGCTTGAGGACACGCCATGGTTGACAAAATAAAGTTGGTCCAGGGCGATACCAAGCCTGTATTGGTATGCACCATTACCGATGACACCACCGGGAACCCTATTTCCTTGACGGGTGCCACGGTGCTTCTAAAGTTTCGTTCGGCCGGGGCCACAACGCTTCAAGCTACTGTGACTGGTTCAGTCACCAACGGGCCCAACGGGCAAGTAGCGTTTTATCCTGCTACGGCTCCAGCCATGTTGCTTGGTGACGCCGGGGACTACGAAGGCGAGATCGAGATAACATTTAGCGACGGCACCATTCAGACGGTCTACGACCTACTGAAATTTAAGCTGCGCGAGGACTTCTAAATGCCAGCACGCCTGACAACTGTTGAGCCAGTTGTCGGGGTCGGCGTAACGAAACCCGTTCTGCGGGTCTCTGTCGTTGTCCCGGCGGCGGCTGTCACAGCCTCCCAGCCGAGCGTGGAGGCTTCTGCTGCTGTTGCGGCGGCCAGTACAACCTATGTACTTGCAGCGTCGTCGATCTCGTACATCCTACTGGCCAATTCGGCGTACCTAGATACCACAGGGCGGTTCCAACTTGTGTTGGAGACGGTGGTTCTTACCGATGGTAAGACGATCAGCTTTTCTAAGGCAGTAGCGGATTCTGTAGCTACCCCGCAAGATCAATCCTACAAAACTTTTGGCAAGGCGCTCAAAAATGACTTTGTTGCCCTGGCTGAGGACTTTGTAAAGGTCCTGATCTTTATCCGGCAGTACGCCGATGCTTTTGCCCTAAGCGATGCTGCTGTTCTTGACGTATTGAAGCAAGCCCAAGACTCATTTGGCCTGTCCGATGCTAAGACTTTTCTTTTCTCCAAAGCAGCCGCAGACTCGGTAACCTCAGTAGATACCCTAACTCGGGCAGTTAGCAAGGTTTTAGCCGACACCCCGTCTGTGTTGGACACTGCGCGGATAGATTTCTCACGGCCGTTGGCTGACTCGGCTGCGCCCCAAGACGCGTTTGCCTTCCTGTTGGCGCGGCTTGTTACGGATTCAGTAACTGCTTCCGACGCTACGTCGTTGCTGCTAGATCGCCCTGTTTCCGACGCGGTGACTTTGCTGGACGCAGTGAGTCTTTTGGCGGCAAAAGCACTTACGGATAGTGTTGCTGAGACCGATTCCGCTAGCCGTGGGTTCGAAAAACTCTTGGCGGACAGTCAGTCGCTTACGGATGCCGTAGTTCGAAGTGTTGCCAAATCGTTGGCGGACACGGTCTCTACGTCTGAGACGCGGGTATTTTCCATCCTCAAGGCCATTGCCGACGGCGTGGCCATGAATGACGCATTCGATGCCGGTGACGGGCTCGTGTATGCCTTTGCGAAAGGCATTTCTAATGTCACAATGCTGTCTGACGCAACGAGTAGGGCAGTCCAAAAACCATTTGCGGACATAGCCTTACCCTCGGACAGCGGCGTTTTAACCATGCAGAATTACTGCGACCCGACATATTTCTTGGAGGACTACGTCGGGGTGTCTCGTACCTTCTAAGGAGCCATCATGTTTGCCGAACAATTCAAAGTGACCGGCGACGTCTCGATCCAGCTGTTCGACAAGGATGGCAAGGTCAAAGACGAGCGCGAAATTAAAAATCTGGTTGTTGCCACTGGCAAGACCTTTATTGCTTCCCGTATGGTTGGCACTGGGTCCAACACCATGAGCCACATGGCTATCGGGTCTAGCAATACCGCAGCTACTTCTGCGGACACCGCGTTGGGTACTGAACTAGGCCGAGTGGCGCTTGGTTCTTCTGGGTCCTCTGGAGCTGTTGTCACTTATGTGGCTTCATTCCCTGCCGGAACTGGAACTGGCGCTGTTGTTGAAGCCGGCTTGTTCAACGCCACGCCGGCGGGTACCATGTTGTGTCGCACCGTGTTTTCTGTTGTGAACAAAGGCGCAGACGACGCCATGAGCATTACTTGGACAATCACTGTGTCCTAATGCAACGATGGGCCTACGGGCCCATCCTATGACGTTTCTCAAGGCGAGCTATGACCACCATCACCCTTCGCAACGTAAAAGGAACTCCGCTTACCAATACGGAAGTGGACAACAACTTTTCGAATCTAAACAACGCGAAGGTTGAAACTCTTACATCAACTGACGGCAGCATAGTTGTTACCGGAGCTGGCGATACCCGCGATCTTTCTGCGGCGGTAGCAACGTCGGCTATGAATGTGATTGTGCAGGTTCGTAACGCAACCGGCGCAACGCTGACCAAAGGTACTGCCGTCTACATGAGCGGTGCGATTGGGCAAATTCCAACTGTAACGAAGGCTCGCGCAAATTCGGATGCTACGTCCGCACAGACTCTTGGTCTAATCAATGCGGACTTGGCCAATAACACAAACGGCTATGTCACGATCATTGGTTTGATCACCAACGTAGACACATCTGCGTACACCGATGGCGCGCAGCTCTATTTGAGCGGCACAACGGCGGGCGCACTGACCGCCACAAAACCCTCAGCGCCAACGCATTTGGTTTACGTTGCGGTAGTAGAACATGCGCACGTCACGCAAGGCAAACTGTTTGTCAAGGTTCAGAATGGCTACGAGCTAGATGAAATACACGACGTCAGTATCTCAAGTCCTGCCAATGGCCAGTCACTTGTATACAACGGAGCAAACCAGCTCTGGCAAAACGGCACAGTATCACTAACGGCCGGCGTTAGCGGGATTCTTCCGATCGCCAACGGGGGAACAAACGCTTCGGACGCTGGTACGGCCAGGACAAACCTTGGCCTTGGAAACGTCGAGAACAAGTCGAGTGCGACCATTCGAGGCGAGTTGACCTCTAGCAACGTCACGACGGCGCTTGGGTACACGCCGTTGAGCAACGCGACAAGTTACCTACCACTGTCCGGTGGGACGTTGACTGGGACAACCACTGTCGATGTCGGTGGTGGGCAAGACTCCTCAACGTACGCCGTCAAAGCGGCCAACTCGACCTACACGTTGGGGATGGTTGCAAGGCTTGGTTCGGGGAGCTACAACCCACTGGTCCAGGCTGGCGATGCCGGCCTTATCTTCACGACAGGTACGCAGGGCAACGGCGCTCTATTCATTGGGCCGTGGAGTAGTTCTGGTGTTGGCTTGCGGCTGTTGGCCTCTGGCGTCAATACGCTGAATGGAAGCCTGAACGTCACCAGCACGCTTCAGCAGAACGGAAGCCAAGTCCTCCACGCTGGAAACTACACCAGCTACTCGCCGTCTTTGACGGGCTCTGGAGCAAGCGGCACCTGGGGCATCAATGTTACGGGCAGCGCAGGGTCTACATCGACTCTCAATCAAGTCGGCAATTTCCCTTCGGCCAACAATCAGGACTTCAACAGCCTGACCACTGGCGGGTATTACAACATCGTCTGGGGCAATTACTCCGGAACGCTCAACACGCCATCGCTCGCGGCGAACAGTTACGGCACCCTGCTTGTCGAGAGCGGCGCAAACTTCATTACTCAGACGTACACGCCGTACGGCGGAAATTCTTCAAAAGCCGTTCGGACCTACTACAACGGTAGTTGGTCGCCGTGGATTCTTTCGCTTACAAGCGCCAACTACAACTCGTATTCTCCATCGCTGACGGGCTCGGGTGCGTCTGGAACGTGGGGCATCA